CCGGGAACAACATATCCACAATCTTCTGCATATTCACCTTTGCAACGCCTCCACCAGCATCATTGCCATGGAACCCAACGCGCCGACCAGCACCAGAATGACCGTGCCTCCGACTGAGATCACGAGTCTCTCCAGACGCTTTAAACGCGCATGGATCGCTTCGTACCGTACCGCGCAGACATCAATGTGAGAGGTCACAGTCACCTCAAGGTCTTGTACCGTGGTCACGGCTCCCCGTCCTTCGGCACCTGCGCCTCCACCTGCGCTTTCAACTTCGCCCAGAGCGGATACCCGCCTTGACTCGTCGGGAGCGAACCCAGCAGGTTCACGATGGCGACGGCTTCTTCCAAAGTCACTTCAAGTTTGGCTTCCATTACGCCACCCACGGCAGCGGCGGCGAGACGACGGGCGGGTTCTTCTGGGCCTCAATCTGGCCCTCCACCGCAGCCTCTGTAGCGTCCTTGTCCACGCCGTTGGCCCAGACCCAGCCAAGCACTTGGTCGAGCGTGAGATGGGCATACGGGGTGAACGCACCCTGCACGACGGGAAACGAACAGGTCGAGTAGACGCTGCCGTTGTATTGGCCGTCTACGCCGTTGCACTGCCAGTGTGCAGTCACAACATAGTCCGCGCCTTCAGGGGACTGCGGAAGGCAATCAAGCCGCGAGATATTCCAAGTAATTACTGTAGTCATTTATTTGCTCCTTAAAAATTATGGGCCAGCATCGCGCCAAGCGCCGCCAGAATAGAAATACAACTTGTTGTTTGTGGTGTTAACCACGATGGGAGCCATGCCGGTGATGGCAGTCGGCACGCCTGTAGGAGTACCGGCGCAGGTCGGGACGTAGAGAAATCCGTCAGTCGCGGTGGTGGCGAGGGCGCCGTTTCCTGCAACTACGCTGCCCGCCGCTGTAATGCTGACTCGCTTAGTGTTGTTCGTATAAAACAACAGTGCTTTGTTTGCTTCTACGACAAACTCAACGTCTGATGCTAACGATTGAATATAAAACTGACGTACACCGCTGTCATGCACAGAAATGTATGGGTTACCTGTACTGTTAAAGCGAGCGACTTCATCAATTGCGCCGCTATCAACATGAAGTTTTGCAGCAGGCGAACTCGTCCCGATGCCGAGGTTGCCGGAGGAGTCGATGCGGGCGCGTTCGGTGTTAACCGTGCCAAGGATAAGTGGTTGAGAGCCAATAGTTCCAATGGCAAGAGGAGCGCCAGAGTTTGAAGCCACGAACCCGCCGTTTGCTCCAACATTAAAGTTAGATCCGCCGCTGTAACTGCTTGAATATACTCCACACTGTACGCCAAGTTGGTCGGCGTTGTTAACGACATCTAGTGCTGCAAGACCGGCGCCTGACCCCTTAAATCTCGCAACAATATTGTTGCCTCCAACAACAGACAGGCGCTCCCCAGCACCAGACCCAGTAGTTGCGCCGAGCAGGAGGTTGCCGGAACTATCAAACCTAGCCGCCTCAACGCCGCCCTCCGTGAAGGCAATCGTGTCTGCGGCGGGGAAGAAGATGCCGGTGTTTGTATCGCCGGTCGTGGTGATAGACGGGGCTGCTGCGGTGCCTGCCGAGAAGGTAGCCACGCCGCCGACATTGAGCGCCGAGGTGATGGACACATTGGCAAAGGTCGCGTTACCGGCGCTGTTCAACTGCGAGACGACTTGGAAGCGCGTGCCGTCATAGACGACTACCACCACCTCACCGCTCTTGATGTCACCCGCAGCAAGCGCCACAGACCCGTCACGGGTCACAGCCTTTGCGCCAAGCGAATCAATGTTGAGCGTCACCGCGCCCGTGTTATCGCCCGTGGCGACGAAGTAGAACATCTGTCCGGCAGCGTAGGCGGCAACCACAGGCGCACCCACAGCCGTGATGGTGTCAGCCCCAGAGACGCTCGTAAGCAGTTTGGTGACCGTAGACTGTACCTGCGACAAGTTCGCAGAGTCCGTGGCGGCAGAGCCGACCCCAAGCCCCGTGAACTTGTAGGTGGACATCGGGATGTTAGCCGTAACCGTCGTCTGACCGTCCTTCGTGATGGCGGTCGAGAGGCCGGTGGCAAGGTCAGCCGTCAGGGCGTTAAACGCCGTGGACGAGATAACGGTACCAGAGACGACAGGCTGGCCTGCCGTGTTAATTAAGAACGTCCCGGAACCATTGAAGGCCATTTGTGTTTACTCCTATTCTTGACCAGCGCCGTATGCGCCAACACGGCCCGATGCTTGACGGGCTAATGCCTGCCCCATAGCACGACGCCGCATATATTCCTGCATATTTCGCAGTTCTTCTTGCGCCGGTTGATCGCGCAACATCAGTAATTGCGCCAACCTATTGCGTTGTTGCTCTGGCATACCGTATTGCGTAATTTTTTGTTGCAATCCTTGAACAAAGCCAACAGGGTTTGTTGCTGCTTGTGAAGCCTGCACAAAATCAAACGTATCTTTTTGATCTTGCGCTTGTGCTAAACGCTTAAACGTCAAAGAATTGCGATCGCCTCCAATACGCTCCAACTTTTTGAGTTCTTCTTGCGCCAAAATCGTGCGTTGAAACTCACGAAAATCGTTTCCAAAAATTGCACGCAACTTGCCTTGCAACTCTGGTTCTTTATACATATTTAGCAGTCGCGTTTGACCAGATTGTGACCCCGCAATTTGTCGCAGCGAATCGACAGCGCCAACGCGAAACGCCTCTAATTCTGATGGCGTCATTTCCTTGGTCAATTTAGACAACGACTCTGCCGTTTCTGACAACGAATCTTGCCCTAATTCAACCGCTGTTTCTAACTCTCCAAACCCCGCAAATGCCTCGCGGGCTTTAGCATAATCAGGAGACAACGAATCTAATTTCTTAACCAAATCTAATCGCAAACGGTCAAGATCAGCGGCTTCATTATTTTTACCAGCGCGCTTTGCTACTTTTGCTTTATCCCACAAAGTACGTTTTAGTTGATCAGCGGCGGCAAAAGGAAATTGATCGCCTTGCTTCAATTGACGCAGCGCAACTTGTGGTTCACCACGACGGGTTGCCGTGCGCTGCGCTGCGCCAAGGTCAAGTCGTGCGCGACCGAGGATACTTTGCAATTCATCGTCAATTGGGAATGTAACGGTTCGTAATTTGTTGTACAACGGCCCAGCCGCATCTGCTTGACGTTTAGCAAGACTAATTAATTCATCATCCGCAGATTGCATAACACCCGTAGCACGTTCCGCAGTTTTAGTAATAGCGTCGCCACGCTCTTTCGCTACCCGACGCTGTTGCATTCCTAACCGCCTTCCTGCCGTGCCGGGAAGGTTGGCAAGCATATCTATTTCGGCAAGCGTATTACCCCCTGCTGAAGCAATAGGCGCCTCTGGGCCGAGTTTACGCAACCGCCTTGCGCCCATTACAGCCTCTTGCCCCGGTTCAACGCCCGTCATGATTCGGGCTTGTGCGTCACGTTCAAGCAACTCGGCAAGACGTTCACGAGCGTAATCTGGGCGCACGTTGTAACCAGCCACAGTTTCTGGCGTTTGAACTTCAGCGCCACGAAATACCCCTAATCCGCCTTCAGGCAAACGAGAAGAAATAGGAGTAATGATGCCGCTGCGAATACCGCGCCCAAGTACATTTGCCCCGCCGCCTAACACAGTGCCAATTGCAGCGCCTTCTACCGCTCCAGCCCCTCTTTCACCTTCTTCAGCCGCCCCCGCGCCTGACAACGCGCCTTGTGCCGCAAGGTCGCCTGCGGTACGCAAAACCTTGCCAGTTGTTGTAATGCCTCGGCCCAATGAAAGCGGGCCGGTGAACGGAGCCGTGGCAAGACCGCCCGCCAACTCAAGGCCAGCCGACCCCATAGGGTAATCTTGTGCAAACTGCTGCGTAGCGCCGCGCACCACATCTCGGTATTCGGGGTTAATCATCCCCGCTAGTTCATCGGCGAAATTAAAGGTTGCGCCTTGAGCGGCTGTCAATGCGCCCTGCGCTACAGGCGACATTTTTGCGCCTCGGCTTTGCGCTGTTTTTGCGGCTTTTGTTAGCAGCGTGTTGTCATGCTTGCTATACGCTTCTTCAGGCGTTGCAGCCTCGTATCGCTCGCCATCTATTTCGTATATCGGCATTGCTATCTCCGCAACGGCAATTTGATAACTTGTTCATCTTCGCCCAACGGCCCAAACACGCTTTCAATTGCCCCTTGCATTTGTGGCGTCCAAGCGCGGCCAGCACGAACTTTTGCCGCTTCGGCTAAAGCGCGAACACGTTGCTTTTTTGCCGCAATGCTTTCTTTAGATTCGCCGTAACGCGGGAGAAGCGCCTCGCGCTGCCCTTGCAATTGTTCCGCGGTGTAAGCGGCTCCGGTCGCCAACGTAAGGAAAGCGTCTACAAGGTCTGTTTGCGCCGTGTCAACAACTTGCCTTTGTGGACTTTGCGCCCTGTATTTAACGCCTTCGGCAAACGGCAACATTTCTACTGCCGCTTCCATAAAGCCCGGCGACACTGCTTTAGGATCAGTCGATGTTGCGCCCTTAATGGTTTGCGCGGCATTTACGATCCGCTGCAAGTTATATGCGTCTTTTCTTTCGCCTTCCGTTGGCTCGCTGACCTTTGCGCTTGCGGCAGACGGAGCAAGCCCCTTTGTTCGCACCTTTACGCTGCCATCGCTGTAATGCAACTCAACCACATTTCCAAGGTCAACTTCTTTCGACAAAACCACTGGCTTTAGCGTTTCTTTTGGCGCTTTAACGTCTTTTAGATAACGAACATTGCCCGCTCTGTTGACAACATAAGCGCGGCCTTGATCGTCGTATTGCGGCGTGGTGCCGTATTCCGCTTCTTTTGGCGTTTCCATAGACCGCGCTAGCATAGTTGCAAGCATCGGATTACCCCTCATTGCGGCATTGCCACCTCTTGTCATAGCCAACCGCATTGCATCCTGCGGGTCATAAACATATTGCGACTGGCGCGTAACCTCTTGAATGTCTCCCGCTTTAAGTTGGGCTTGTTCTTCCGCATTGCGGCGCTGCATATCTTGTGCAAACGCGGGTGCCGCTGATTGAAACTCTTGCAAACCAAAAGCATCAACGGGAGCAGCGGGAACAATTTCACGACCAGTCAAACGACCTGCAATTTGACTTCCAATTTGAGAAGCCTTTTCTTCTGCACTTTCCTCTGCCTCATCTGCCTTACGGGCAGCACGGGCGGCAAGGAACGCTTGCAGACCCTGCACCAAGGGCGCTCCGCGAGGAATGGGGGCGTTCTGGATGTCCCCCGGCTGGTATGCCTGCTGCGCCAACATCTCTGCCATACGGCGACGACGGCGTGCCTCGGAGGCTTGCCGCTGGTATTCGTCTGGGAGCGTAAAGGTTGAAACTGTTTTAACCGCCATATTCAAATCCTCCACGGTCGGGGCCACCCTGCGGGTTGGTCATCCCCGGCGACTTCGGCATCTTCGGGTACTGCCGCAGAAACTGACGCGGCGCACGGTTGATGTCCGCAGCGTTCTGCGGGGGCGAATACTGCATATCACTCTGCGCCCCTGCGTTGTTGCTCACCTGCTGGCTCTGGCCCTGCATCTGGAGCATACGCGCCATGCGCTGACCTCGACCGCCGTTCATCATCGGGGGAGCGTTGAAGGATTGGTAAGGGGTTCTCATAGTTTATCAACCGAAAGGTTTGCCAAAAAAGCCGCCACCTGCTGCCGCTCCTAAAGCACCGCCTAATTGCCCATACATGCCCATCTTGGCGTTATACGCTGCCGTCTGGTTAGCGTAGTTTTGCTGCGCGAAGTTACCCGCCGCCTGCGTAGCGCCGAAAATGGGAGCCGCTCCCACCTCTGCGCCCTGATACGCTTGGAACTGCGGCATCTGCACCTGTGCGCCGCCCATGATGGCTGCGACCTCGTTAAGCGGGAGCGCCCGAAGCGCCAACTGCTCTTGCAACGCCGCCTGACGCTGGGCGTTCTGGAACGATGCCGCCGCCTGTGCTTGGTTGAAGCCCTGTGCTTGGAGCGCCGCTTGAGCCTGCGCCTGCTGCAATGCCGCCTGTTGGTTCTGGGCAAGCGAGGCGTTATACAGCCCAGCAATGTCCATCTCCTGCCCAAACTGCTGACCGGCAGCAGCGTTGTACGCACCCGCCGCGCCCAAGCCCTGTTGGAAGTTCTGCGCGATGGCACGGTTAACGGCTTCCTGTGCCGCCTGTCCCGTCTGGAAGGATGCCATCTGCGCGTCTCGACCAAACTCACCCGCCGCAAGCCGCTGCGCGAACTGCTGCGCCTGCGCTTGGTTGGCAAACTGACCCGATTGGAGCGCCAGTTGAGCGTTTTGGGCAATTGCAGCGTTTTGAGCGCCCGTGGCTTGCTGACCCGCGCCAAACCCCGCCAGAGCCGCTTGGTTGGCAAAGCCGCCTAGAGCCTGTGCCTCGCCTAGCCCCTGCTGACGAGCCGCCATATCAAGGCTAATGCCCTGTAGCGCGGCCTGCGTTCGGAGGTCGTTTTCCTGTTGTTGCTGCTCGGCAATGGCGGCGTTAAACGCCTCGCCACCACGCACCAGACCCTGATTGGCAAGTTGGGTTTCCAACTGCGCCCGTTGTCGCTGCAATTGCGGGTCGAGGCGCGACATGATGGCCTGCTGCGCCGTCATACCAGCACCAATCGGCATTGCGGCAAGTTGCGAGGTGTCCAACTGCCCTTGAAGGGTCGGGGCAGCGGGGCCACCCTGCGCCGTGCCAAACTGGCCTGCGCCGGTCTGCACGCCGCTAATGCCGCTTGTGTCCAAGCCCTGCAAGTTCAGCCCTTGTGGGCCACCCGCAGCCATTCCGTACTGACCTGCCGTGGGGCCGAAGTTAACCGGCAGCGCCGAAACATCAGAGCGTGCGCGACCCTGCAACTCGGGAAGGGTCGGCAGGTTTCCATAACCGCCAAATTGGAACTGTTGCGCCGGAAGCCCCTGCGGGGTGAAATCCGTGCCGTAAACATTTTGCACGCGCCCGATGGCTGTTTCACCAAGGCCGGACAACGCACGCTCAACCCGCTGCTGAGCCTCAAGGGTCGCCTGTGCCTCGGGGGTCAGGTACTGCTCAATCGTCGGGGTGTCCAAGTCCACCATCTCGGTGAACATCTCGCGGGTGGGCATTACATCGCCCAGATACTCCCCGCCGCCGTAGCCCTGATTAAACCGTTGCGTCTGTCCCGGCCCCATGCTGGACGCATCAAAGCGACCGCCGCCAATAAGCATCGCAGTAGGAACCTGCGCTCCAGTAGGGAGCGTGGTGAAGTCGGTTTGACCGCCTTGCGTGTATGCGCGGTCATCGCTTATTCCCAAAGCCTCGCGCCGCGCAGCAGGCATACCGTCAGCCTTTGATGCCATAGGCTCCGGCGTAACGCCGAGGTCAACGCCGCCGCCATACATACCGCCACCGCCCATCTGCACGCCACCGCCGCCCGTTGTGGGCATGGCAGCATCGCCACCAACGCCAACGGTTGAGGGTGCGCCTTGCGGTGCGCCGGTAGCCGGTGCGCTAGGCTTTTGCGCCTGACGCGCATTGTAGTTAGCCATCGCCGCGTCATACGCAGCGCGGTTGAATTGCGGTCGCCCGTAGGTCACACGCTGACCACCAAGCGGGGTAATGACATTGGGGTTAGAAAGCCGCGCAGTAAGACGCGCCGCCTCTAGGTTGGCAATGCCCTGTTGTTGCGCTGCACCCGCGTAATCAGGCGCTGGCGGCGGTGCCGGTGATTTTTTTCCCATAACGGTGTCCTAAATAACGACACGCCTCGCGTGTCATGGTCAGGAAAACAATATCACCGTCGGTGTCGGCATCCTTTAGACGCGCTTCCTCGGTGAAACCCATTTTACGCACAAGCCTGATGGCTTTCGCGTTTTTACTGCCCACGGGGGCGATGATTTTGTCAACCCCGCAGACATTGAAAGGATAGTCAAACATGGCTGCAATGTAAGCGGGGGTTAAGCGGTCAGAAATGGCGATGTGGCAAACCACGCTGCGCCCGTTCCAGTTCTCGTAAACCACGCCGCCGACAATGTTCTCTCCCTTACGCAATCCAATGGCGTTAGAGCGTTCAGCGTGATACCCGCCGCCCGTATGCCCACAGACCCATTCGCCCACCTCGGGGCCGCTTGTTATATGCCAGCCCATCCGAGTTGATACACCACATCAGTTGAGGCCCATTGAATCGCTAACTTGTTGCTGCTGCTCTGAAACTGTACTGACCCGCAGTAACCAACGCCGGTAACGCCCTGCCAGTTGTTCTGAATCTCAAGGTCAGAACCCCACACAGCAGTACCCCACAACGCCGTGTCCCAAAGGGCAGTCAGCGGAGTAGAAAACGATATCGGGGCAACATTGTCTGAAATGTTGAAATCGACATTGATGCCGACCCGCACAGACGGGGTGCCGTTGCTGAAAATGCTAGGCCGTGCGCGTGTGAAAATCTTCTGTACGCCACGAGTCTCAAAGTAGTTAAAGGCTTGAAGAATCTTGCCGTTTATGTTGCTTGTGTCATCAATGTAGCCGGTGCTACCCGTTGTCCAAGCCTTTGCCACGAAAGTTGCAGCGCCAAAGTACGGAGTGTCGTCAAGCAACCCAAAATGAAAAGCATTCCAGTTTGTAAACCTGCACCACGCCTTCGTGATGTTGTTCATCACAAACTGCTCTTGTGCGCCTTCACGCACAGGTACATTGACAATTAGGGCGTTGTTCTTCGGGTTGTACAACATACACCACCCGAAATTGTCCCTATATGCCGCAGCAGCCGCCGCAAACGCACCCTGTATCTTGTCCGATAGCGCGATGTTGGGGTCGAGCCGCGAGGACTGAAGCGCCGAAGCCATCGGAATTAGCCCGTCAAGCGTCAGCACCAAAAGGTCGCCGCCGTACTTCATCAGGGAGCGGGTGCCGATAGGCGCACCTATAATCCACACGCCAATCAGCGCCCATGTGGACGCAGATGAGGGGTCGGTGCCACGGTAGACGATGACCTCTCCCTTGTCGGTGACAAATACAAGGTTGTCATCCACGCCGTAGCCAGCGTCAATTGTCCACGAGGCCATCGACACCAACACGCCGCCAAGACGCGCAATGGATGACAGGTCAAGAACCTGCGCCGCGCCGCCAACGCTTGAGGTCGGCAGGTACCACGCCTTAAGCGTGTCCTTCTGGATGAACCACACACGGTTCTTAAAGAGCGTAGGCGAGTTAAGGGTTGTCGTTGTTACGCCTGTGATGGCAGGCGTAGACGCGCCCGTAATGCTCGTCCATGTGGTGCCGTTGTAAAGATACGGCGTGTTGACACCGTTAGCGGCATACAGGTAGTTGCCGCCTGCGGTCGTGACATTGGTGTATTCCCACTTGGAGTTGGTCAGTCCGCTGACCGCCGCCGCGCCAATAGCACCCGCAGATGTAGCGTTGTAGAACTTGCCATCCGACACCGCCCACAACTCATCAGAGGTGCCGCCGCTGTAGGTCATCAACGTCTCTACGTCGTCGGGAAACCCTGTGGCGTGCTTCACATAGCCGCCGCGCAAGACAACATTGGATACGCCGGGGAAGTAGTTGTCCAATTGCACGGCATCCGTGGGTGCCATGTTGGCGAGAGAATCCCGAGCGTTCCAACCGCCCACGGGCGACGGCAGGCTTGCGACATTTGCCGCAGAGCGTTGGACGAGGCGACGAGAAACAGCCATTATGCTAATATCCCCATTAGTGACAAATGGGAGGTTTTATGGAAATTTGGCTTTCGATTGTGGGATATGAAGGTTTGTACGAAGTATCGAGCGAAGGTCAAATTCGCAACATACGCACGGGCAAACTGAAGGTTTACACAAATGACAGACAAAAGCGCAGACCGTTTGTTGGTTTGTGGCGCAATAACAAGATTTGCGTCATTTACCCGCATAAAGCGGTACTTGAGGCATTTGTTGGCGCACGCCCAAAAGGCATGGAGGCTTGCCATAATGACGGCAATCCATTCAACAATCGCCTTGATAATCTGCGATGGGATACACCGCGCAACAATCAACTTGACCGCATCAAGCATGGAACTTCCAATCGCGGAGAACGCTCTGTAACTGCCAAATTGACCGAAAAACAAGTGCGCGACATTCTTGCCGATACGCGCTTTCAGAGAGAAATAGCAGCAGATTACGGCGTTCGTCAAAACACCATCAGTCGCATCAAATCTGGAAGCCGTTGGAATCATCTTCATGCTAAATGAGGTTAATTCTCATATCCGTAATTGCTATCAGGGATGTTGTCGTAGCCGATAAGCACCGTGCCGGGACGCGGGGCAAACGAGAGGTTGGCAGCGCCCGTATCCTGTGCAACAGCCGTCTCAAGTTCAGCGAGGTAGTCGCGGAAGATAGCGGTTGTATCGAAACCCTTCGCCTCAAAAT